CACCCCCATGGCACACACCGATTCGATCATCGCAACCTATTTCCAGAGCAACACTCTGGATCGGCAGATGGGCGCCCAATGGTATCACAACGCCTACATGGTTTGTGTTACTTTAGGCGAAAAGTATGGTTTCTGCCCTAACACCGTGGCAGGTGTTATCGCTGCACTTTCTCCTAACAACAAATGGGATCAAAATGTAGAGGATGCTGAAACAATGCTCCGCGCCTATTGTTATGAAATTCCGTTTGAGAATGTGAAAGTCTCAACCTATTCTATCAACAAAGATAAGGCGCGGACTATCATTGAACTGCAACTCGATTCTGATCAGTATATCGAGAAAGTTCTACGCGGAAACAAAACAATTGCCTTCTACAATTGTATTGCAAAGGATGGCAATTCTGACACTCCCTGCATTGATGGTCACGCCTACAACATTTGGAACGGAAGTGTTTCTAACCTGAAAGAAGTTCCTTCTATGTCAGACAAAACTTTCCTGCTGATTCAAGATGCTTACCGTGACGCTGCTAAGTTAATCTCAAGCGTCACCGAAAAGTATCATTCAGCGGCACAAGTTCAGGCGATTACATGGGTCGCGTATCGTAGGATACACAAAGGTCTAGTGTGAACCTTTGTTAACGGGGGGCACGGGTGCCCCCCTCCCATGCTGTAGGATACCAAGGTCAACACGGGACACCCCCATGCGGTTCTACATTCTCCCCGACCACACCGATTTCGTTCCTGCTGATCAGGAATGGTTCTACACTCAAGATCAGGCATACGATGCCGCGTTTGATTGGAGTGCTGAACTCGGTGGAGTTCCTGTTAAGATTGGCACCTTCAATCTTGGCGGTCCTAGTTACACTGTGGCAGTTGTAACTGCCTGAGGTTAACAACAACGGGGGGTGAAATTCCCCCCCAATTCTTCACCTTCAAACCCACAAGATCATGGCACTCGGTATCACCATTCGCTACCAAACTCCCTACAATTCTTGTGAATGGCGGGAGCAAACTTTCCCCACAATTGATGAGGCAAAGCGTATGGTAGATTTCTATCGTTCCTGTGGTTCTCCTGCTGAGGTTGTTACTTTCAGTGAGGGTCAAAAATGAGAACATTCTTTCTGATTTTTGCGGTTGCGTTTCTATTCTCATCACCAGTTAGAAACACCACCGCTGCAACATTGCACACCGTCGCTAACATCATTCAAGAATGACACACTATCCCTCCCGCCTTCGGTTTAAACTTCCCGCCGAAAGAATCGCTGAACTTGTTGAAAAGAACTGCACCGTCTTAAGTGATGAGGAATGGATGCAATTTTTTGAGCAAGTTAACATTATTTCCGATTGTAACGATTCGCCCGTTCTGGTCACGACCTGACCGCCCGACCGTCTAGGATACTGTCAAGCGAGGCAAACGGACCTCGCCCAACCCCAAACCGACCATGTTCGCTTCCATCATCCGCGCCGCAATCCGTACCCGCCTGATCAACGACGGACCCCAGACCTGCAGCGACCTTGTGCGCTCTATGGGTCTTGACCCCCGTCGCCATAAGGGCACCATTCACGCCCTTATGGTTGACCTCGAAAAGGATGGCGTTCTAGGTGCCACCCGTTCCGATAACGGAAAGCGGGATCTGTGGTTTGTGAACTTTGAGCAAATCCGCAAGCGTGACCGCCTGATTGCTGCCCTCTCTGGAATCTAACGAAATGTGACAGGGGGTGCCCATAGGGTGCCCCCACCCCTTAAGATACATTCAAGCGGGACACACCCGCACAACCCCACACCTGAAAATGAACTTCGATTCTTTCGTTTGTGACCCTCAGATTGAGGATGTTTATATCCCCACTGAGGATGATTGGGCATCATTCTATGATGATGATCAGGAACTGGAAATGTACTCTCTAGAGTGTGCTTTCGGTCCTGAGGAGTAAACTTAACGGGGGCAGAAATGCCCCCCCTTCGTTAACACTATCATCACCACAATGCGCTTCTCTACTCCTCAACAATTCGCCGCCATCTTCTACTTTGGCGTTGATACAAAGGCATGGAAAGATGATGAGCAGTTCGGGTTATCAATCGGCAGACTTTATGCTGGTTTGTATAACAATGTTCTACACATTGGTATACTTGACTCCAAAGGTTGCCTGCCCTGATTAACACTTTGCCCCCTCATTCGTGAGGGGGTTTTTTATATTCGTGCGGACACTTTCATTCATCAGTATCCGTTATGGCAGTTAAATCGATTCATAAGTTATACTAATGCGGCCCCCTGCGCCCCCCCGTATATAAAATCGATCACTACCCTAACCTACAGAGGTGACAATTCGAGTGAGTGATTTCACTTTCATATGAAAAATTTTTGGGAAAAAAATTTCCCTCAGAAGGTCGTATAAACCCTAAAGGGTATGCTATAATACCATTATACATAAAAATGTCAAGAGGATTTAATATGGACAAAGTTTATCACATCTATGACAAAGATAATCATTGTGTTGACGCAGTTCTCTCTGAAGACGAATTCATAGAGAAGTGGGAAGAACTCAAAGACAAAGAGTTTGATTATGAGGAAGTCGAAGTAAATCGACAACTCATGGTAGAGTCTTCCTATTGACAAACTAAAAACTAAACGTTAGAATTGACCTGAAGAAACTTAATTAACATGGCAAAAGGATTCACCGTAAAAGCCACAGCTCCGACTCAACCACAAGAGCAGTGGGACTATGATGCAATTAGGGAGAGAATGAGGGGCAAGAGCATCGTCTTTTGTCTCCCAGGACGTGGTTGCTCCTATCAATTTCTGAAATCATTTGTACAACTGTGTTTTGACCTTGTACAAAATGGTATGAGTATTCAGATCTCTCAAGATTATTCTTCCATGGTTAACTTTGCACGTTGCAAGTGTCTTGGTGCAAACGTTCTTCGTGGACCTAAGCAAATTCCTTGGGACGGTAAGCTACAATACGATTATCAACTTTGGATTGATAATGACATTGTGTTTAATACAGAAAAATTCTGGCAACTGTGCGATCTCGCAGTACCTGGACCAGACAAAGAAGGTATCCCACAGCAAGAAAAAGAAATCGTTGCTGGTTGGTATGCCACTGAGGATGGGGTAACTACTTCAGTTGCTCACTGGTTGGAAGAGGATGACTTCCGTAAGAACGGTGGTGTTATGAATCATGAAACCACTGAATCTATGGCAAAGAGACGCAAACCATTCACCGTGGATTACACAGGTTTTGGATGGGTTATGATTCGTCATGGTGTCTTTGAACGTCTTGAATATCCTTGGTTTGCTCCTAAGATGCAAGTCTTTGAATCTGGTGCAGTTCAAGATATGTGTGGAGAGGACGTATCGTTCTGTCTAGATGCAAAAGAGGCAGGCATTGAAACGTGGTGTGACCCACGGATTCGCGTTGGACATGAGAAGACTCGCGTAATCTGATATGAGTACCTCTGAGAAACTTTATAACGTGTGTTATAATGGTAGAGCGTTATATCAGAGTATGACTCTTGAAGACTGTACTGAGATTCTTCAAGAGTTCTCTGAACGCTTTTTCTCGGGGGAAGATATCGACCCCAATTTGATTTCACTTGAACCATTATTTGAAAATTAACTATGGCAAAAAGACCTTCACTGACTAGTAAAGTTGTTATTGAATCAAAACCCAAAAAAACTCGGCAAGGTATGGGTAAACATACAAAGTACGCCGCAACGTCTCGTAACGGAGCACGTAAGAGGTATAGAGGACAAGGTTAAATACTATAAGAATTAACTATAATTCATGTATTTTTTAGATTCACAGGAAGAGTGGGAGAATATTCATACTTCTGATTTGTGGGTTTACAATAAATTATTTTTAAGTCGGGTTTTAGGATATACTTGTGGACCAATTGGGTCTTCAGTTCCTAAACCCGACTTTTATATTGTTCGCCCAATGATGAATATGCTTGGAATGGGTCGGTATGCTCGCAAAGAATGGATTTACAAGTACACCGACCAATACCATCCAGGAGAGTTTTGGTGTGAAATATTCCATGGACCACACTTAAGTGTAGATTTTAGGGATAAGAAGTCTGAATTGGTGGTTTTAGGTACACGAGAACCATTCAGTCCTCTCTATAAATGGGAAAAATGGGAAAGAATGGACCAAGAGGTTACTTTTCCTGAAATTTTAAATGATTTGGTCGGTAGTTATGAGTATATTAATTGTGAATTTATTGGAAATCGTCTAATAGAGGTTCATTTTAGACAAAACCCAGATTTTAGGTATGGTAACACTGTTGCAATACCAGTTTGGAAGGATGAAAATGCACCAATTGACAAAAATTATAACTATATTAAGGATGAAGATTACTTAAGAACTGGTTTTTATATTGATTGACGGGATAGCAACCCCGTAAAAAGTTCTGATTTAACAAATCAGGAGAGCAAAATGGGTAAACCAGCAGATCGTGATGTAAACTACATGTATAATATGTGGGGAACAACTAGTTTAATCTCAGATTACAATTCAACAGAAGTAATTAAAGAAAAAAAGATGTTGCGAGAGATCGCAAACGATGATAAAACCCCAAAAAAGCATGATTTTGAAGTTCAAAATGAACTTCATGAAAAAATTCGTAATGATGAAGATTATGATGATTGGTCCTACGGCACTGAACCAAGTTGGGGACATAAGTGGTAAAAAACCACTATAAATAAATCATAATAATACTCGAAATAATGCCGCTAGAGCGTATTAGTGTTGGATTTAAGGATATTAGTCTCTCGTTAAGGGCAAATCCTCTGACGAGAGACTTATCTATTTTAAAGAATGAATCTGCCATAGCACGTTCGGTCCAGAATTTGGTATTGACCTCTAGAGGGGAGAAATTTTTTGAACCTACTATTGGAACTCTCACAAATGCATTATTATTTGAAAATATTGATTTTTCTACCGCAGAATTATTAAAAAGCGAAATAGAAAGTGTTATAAGGAATAATGAACCTAGGGTTGAATTAGTTGAAGTTACTGTAACTCCAAATTATGATGAAGGAGCAATGGATGTTAAAGTGATATATTTAATAGTTGGAATAGATGCCCTACCACAACAACTAGAATTTGTATTACTGCCAACCAGATAAATGTCATTAGTTAACGTATCATCACTAGATTTTAATGATATAAGGGAATCTATCAAAAGTTTCTTGAGAGCTGATGGTAGATTTACAGATTATGATTTTGAAGGATCAAATTTTAGTATTTTAATTGATACCCTAGCATATAATACTTACATTAGTTCATATAATGCAAATATGTTAACTAATGAGG